GAATCATTTAAAAAGAAACATTGTAACGGCTGGCTCGGTTAGAGCCTCCATTATCGATTTATGGACTACTGTGGACACAATTAAGATCCACGAAGCAAATCGAATCTTCATGCAGCAGCAGTTGCCCCGCCAGGGTAACCGTCAGGATGGACGAAACGTCCGGCATGAAGTGGACAGTGCTGTGTCGCGCGCATTGTCTTCAAGTTTTGATCTTATTCGTGATCACTACTTGGTCTGCGGAATCGCGTCGTACTCTGAACTTGAGCACGAACGCGATGCGACCCTGAATCATTGGAAACGTCTCTGTTTACAGATCTCGGATGTATATCCGAGGAAGAACGCCTATCTTGTCCTCTTTAAGTACAAGTTGGCGGCCTTCTTCTCTGCTTGGATGGGTTTCGATATTCAGAAAAGTCCGGTTGATTTTGAAGATAGTCCGTACGTATTAATTTATGGTAGGCCTCGAGCGCTTCTGCGCCGCCTAATCCATTCCCGTTTCCACTCCTCTGGTCGTATTGACGGGGAGCGTATTCGGAATCGTACGGTTGATCTTAGAGGTAAACAGCCGGGCTTTGCCCAGCGGAGGGTCCTTCAGTTTCTTGTTGGTTTTTTATACATCAAGAAGGGACTCCCACGTCCTGGAAAAAAGGACGTTGCCGCGGGAGAACGGGAAACAATTGATAAAGTTTTTCGTAACTCCCCGGTGGCTGCACCTTTCCCTAAGATCGCTGTAGGTCTATGTGTATGTGATACCTGGTGTCATGTTCCTCTGTCCACTGAGTGGGACGGTTGGTCTGATATGGAGTGTATCTATACTGAGGCTACGGTGATTGATACTAGTCGAGATGCCTTTGAGGCGCAACTGCGCCGTACTGTCGATGAGTTCTTTATTGGAACCAACTTCGGCTTAAAGGATCTCAAGAGGCCTTATGTGCCCTCAACTCGAGCTAACTTCCAGAACAAGCGTTCTGGCGGTGGTGGCGTTCAGAGCTACCTCGATTGGACTAAAGTCGCAACAGAGGCGGGAGCGAATGGCTTCTGTAAGCCGACTACTCGTATCGTTAGGGGTAGAAGGTGGGATGATGATGTCGTGAGTTGCCCAGTTAACTTTAACTGGGTTGAGGAAGAGAGTATCGAGTATGATACTGAGCTCTCCGACCTCACATGGCGTTATCTCCTCATAAAGAATCTCCCTGCGGCGCTGGCCCAGGAGCCCTTTGTAAGGGTGGTTGGCTTAAGCGAGCCTATGAAAGTTCGCACAATCACCAAAGAGCCGGATCTTCTTATGTTCGTTCTCAGACCATTGCAAGCTTTCCTATGGAAACGCTTAGCCCAGTTCTCTTGGTTCCGCCTTTTGGGGGAGCCAAAAGTTACTGAAGTGATGTTATCTGAAACGTATGGGAAGTATTCGGGTCGGATTAATGCGGATTATGCTTTTCTGAGCGGCGATTATACTGCCGCCACTGATAATCTGTGTTCTTGGGTTTCTGATACCATTGCCAATCGGATTGCGGATGTTTGTTTCTTCCGTGATAGGAAAGGTAAAGAGGTCGAGTCCTTTTATTCTGACGCGATCTCGCATCATGAAGTTGATGAATTCCAGAATAATTTTGCCTATATCTACCGTACTCTCTTCGTTCGTGCCCTCACTGGGCACAAGTTTGATGATGACGGGAATGTTCTATCTCAGAAGAATGGTCAGCTAATGGGGTCGGTTGTATCCTTCCCCGTTCTTTGTCTGGCCAACTTCGCATTATGTCGGTGGTGTATGGAAATCGACAGCGTTTGTCGGGATCGAAGTTTTTCACACTCGATTCCTAGGCAGACGTTTCCGGTTTGGTCGGATGATGGTCGGGAGAATGACTCCCTTCCTCTCCTGATCAATGGAGATGATTGTCTCTTCCTCATTGGGAGGCGGGGTCGCAAGATATGGGAGGATCTGGGTGCCGCTATGGGCCTAAGTCCCTCTATTGGGAAGTATTACTTCAGCGACTCTTATGTGAATATAAACTCTACGAGCTTTATATATTCAAGAGAATTTTATGATTTGCCACGTTGGGCGGATCGCGGTTCTGTCCTCCCTCACTGGGAGAACGACCGTGTTTGCTTTTCGCGGATTAAGTATGTGAACTGGGGACTTGTGGGAGGTATGAAACGGTCTGGTCATGTGGCGGAAGCCGTGCCTAAAGATGTTCGTCTGCTGGGTGGTAATGCAGCAAGACTCTTATTGGGCCATGATCGGTGTGAGGAACATGGACAGGATCTGACCGTCGGCGAACGCGCCGAGGAGATCCTTGACTCCTGCCCGGCGGATTGCTTTCGCCAGGTAGCGGGGATATTTATGTCCAAACTCATTAAAGCCGGATTCTCAACCTATCCCTTTCACGTTCCTGAGAAGCTCGGTGGTTTGGGTATTCCGCCGGAGTTCTCTGACAAGGTTGTGTCAGCCAAGGATAACTTTTTTGCCTACATGGCTTATAAAGCGGGCTTCCGTTTTCTCCCATTATCTGGGGAGGATGAGTGGAGCTTTCGAGCGTTTATCCTTGGAGGGGGCGTGATATGTGGTGATCGTGGTAAGGATCTCAAGCCATACCGTTATACGGATGACTTAAGGAGTGAAAATACGGTCGAGGGCTTGTGCCCTTATGTTATGAGTGCCGTAAAGACTCTATCTGAGGTTTATACCCCGCGGGAGAAGTCCGATCAGCGTATTGTTTCTTTCAAGAAAAACTTACGCCGGTGGAGGAAGGTTCGCCTGCGATTTGGTGGTCAGTGGATGAGTAGGAAAGTCCCTGACCTCTGGATGATCAAGTCCCCTCACGGGCATTATTCGATCAGGAGATCTGAGAATGTCCGTGAGAGTGAGGTTGGTTTGTTATTTAGGGAAATTGAATAAGATTGTTTATGGCGCCCTACTTATCTGGGCCGCTTTCGTGACTATTATGCCGAAGTTGAGTCTACTCAAATGCAGACCCCTGCGGGGAAACTATCGTCGGTGTGATAAAACGGGGTGGTCTTGGAGGAGGGTCTCGTAGCAGTTAAGAGGTCAATGTTCTATCCCTAGGCTGGTTTGTGGAAGTATGGTGGCTAGATTCATAATCAGTCTCCTATCATCTTTCATAGATTATAATATTTTATTATTATTATCAACGTGTAGCAAAGCTGCTGTCTCTCCTTACACGAG